GGTAAGTTGAACTATAAGAGGTTTACTGAGGAGTTGGCGAAGTGCAGAGCTGAAAAGAAAGGCATGGACGCTTTTCCTTGGTACATATGGGAATGTCGCAAACACGACTTTTTGTCGGGGTCAACTGAGATTACACCAGTACCTTTGCAAGAAGTTGTAAACAACATTGCTCGTGATTTGAAGCAGAGAGCTGAGAGTCACACTGCAACTAAGGATTTTTTGACTGATTTTGTGGCGGGTTTTGCTGAACAGCAAGCAGGTCGCAGGATTGAAGGTCCTGAGTCAGTTGATTATGAGTTTGATTGTAGTTATGATCGTTTTGAGGAGCAAGCCGATGAGTTTATTAGGATTAATCTTGATGCAGCTTATACGTTTGATCACTTCCTGCTTCATCTTACTCAAGGAGTTCTTGTTGGTTTGGCTGTTAAGTTGGTCATTACTTTTGCGTGGGGCCTTCTTCAGAATATGCTGGGCGCTTTGTTTCGTAAGATCAGAGGCAAGAGTAAGCAAAAGAAAGACGACGATGGTGAAATTGTTATACACCAGAGTAATCGACCTTTGTATACTAAGCATTTGAAGGTTAAGGCTAAAGTTGGTGATCCAGTTTTTCAGTCAGTTGATTCGCAGGTTGCTGCTAATATTTATGCTAACAGTTATAAGGCTTCTGTCAAAGTTGGTAATGGTGATTTTGTTTTAGGCCAAATAATCTTTTTGATGAGTACTCTAGCTGTTCAGCCTTATCATTTTACTCGTGCTTTGCGAGATATGGTCAAGTCTGGTGAGATTGAAACCACTGCTGTTTTTACGTTACGTAATGCTGGCAATAGTAAGCACGAAGTCACAATGTCGGTGGCTAAGTTTTTGAGTTTGAAGCGTGTTGTCATGGAAGAGCGTGATATCGAGTTTCTTGATTTTGGAGTTATGCAAGCACATCGCAACATAACAAAGAATTTCATGAAGGAGACAGACATCAAGTATCTGAAGGGCAATCGTGCTCGACTTGATATTTGTGAGATTGATGACAGGCGGAATATTGTGCCGGTCAATAAGCGTAATGTTTGTATGACCCCTAGTTTGAGATTTGGGGAAGATTTGCGTGTTTCTGGCAAACAAGTGGCCAGATATTATGAGTACATGATTCCTACAACACAGGGAGACTGTGGAGCACCTTTGTGTCTCTTTGACAACAGTTCTTATAG